GGAGTTGTTGAGGTTACAGGGGTAACTGGTTTAGTAGGCGTAGTGGGTATTTGCGCCACTGCTTTTGAAAGATTGGCTTGTATATTGGAGTCTGGAAATGTAGTATTTTTTATAATATCATCTATTGATTGCTTGGTAGCACTATCCATACCAAGAATACCCATAGAAGCTGGACCACCAGTAGCACCACCTGTTAATGCAGCGTACACAGCATTGGGGTCATCTGTTCCTAATCCAATTAAACCACCTATTTGTTGTAATGCTTGCAAAACAGTAGTTGGCGTATCTGATGGCAATGTTGGTGCGTCTGTGGCTGTATTTGACGTACCAGAAGATGTTGAGTCAATAGGACCCGCTGAACTAATTGGTTCTAAAGTTCCAATATTTGGATTAACTACATCACCTACATTTAAAGTCGAGGTTGTTCCCAATGTTGAGTAGTTGCCTTGATTATCAACTACAGTATAAAAATTAGTTCCATTCATCCTAGTTACATTTATACCTGATGGATCAGGAACAACTTTTAATGATGTTACTCCTGCAGGAGCATTAGCAGTAATTTGAGCCAACATTTGTGCTGTTTCTTGACTCATCCCAGGATTATTGTTAAGAATAATATCTAATGCTTTTTGATATGTTGCTGGGTCTGTAGCACTAATAGCACTATGTTCAAACTGGTAAACTTTGTAAGCATCGTCTAAAGATAAATTATTTGATGTAGCAAGAGCTTGCACGATTGGTAAAACATCGGCAGGTATATTGGGTTTTGTTGTTGTTGTAGCGGGTGCAGGTGTATTAACACTACCATCTGCGTTATAAGTAATTTTGGTATTTGGGTCGTAAAACGCTTGTTTACCATCAGCCGTGGTAGTGGGTATCATGTTGTCAAAATTACGAGTTACCGCATTTTGAGACGCTTGCGTGTTACCTAGTGACCCTGCTCCAGCAATCAAACCAGACTGAGTACTACCAGTCACTGCATTTGTGGCAATGGCTTGACCTATTGCTTGTGCATTTGATGGCGATACTCCAGCGTCACTAGAAGCAATGCCTTGTCCTATTATCGTACCACCACCTGCTGCTGCAGCATTGGTTAAAATGTCAGTAACATTTCCACCTTTAGACGCAGTAGCAATCATGCTACCCGCCATATTGTTAATGACGTTCTGATATTGGGGGTTGCTAGTAATGTCAAGAGACAGTTTGCTCAAGCCTGTCTGGTCCATAATCCCTGCGGATAAAAGACTGGGTGCAGCATTTTTAATAGCTTGTTCTAGTGTTTGACCCTGAGCAACACCTAGAGAAATAGACGCTAGAGCCGTACCCACATAACTAGGAACAGCAAAGGCTGCGGTGGACAAACTTGCTGATATAGCTTCACCTGCAATAGGTAGAGCATAAGCCAAACCCACAGCAACGGCTTCTTGCATAAGTTGACCACCACCTGCAAAGCCACCTGCACCAGCGTTTAATCCAGTGTTATAGACTTGAGATGCGGTGACAGGAGCAATAGCACCATTTTGGTCTGTAGTTACAGATGCCTGTACAACTGCTCCACTAGCCGTAGGTATATTGATACCCACGCCATTTGTGCCTACTTGTACTTGGTAGTCACCACCTATAGGTGCACCTGTTTGCGTGTTGATTAAAGTAGAAGTACCCGTATCTGCGTTAAAACCAACAGAGGCTGTACCTGTTTGCAAGGCAGTGGCTAACTCGGGATTCTGTTGTTGTACTTGTCCTATCAAATCTCCAGAGGCTTGACCGTAGCTTGTTCCTACTGAGCCTGGAGCAGCACTTGCAACAAATGTAGGTGTGGCGGGAGGCGGTGTTATGGAAGCATTGCTAAAATAATTGTTAACAGCACCAACGTCAACATTCATAGCACTAGCAATGTCAGTAGAAGACACGCCATATTGTGCAGCAGCGTCTGCAATCGCTTGAGGATTGTCTAGATTGGCTGCTACAAAATTAGCAATCTGTTGCTTAGATACTGTTGCCATTATGATGCTACCTTTAATGCCACTTGTATTTGCTGATGAATGGTTAGGTGAACTCCCAACCAGTCATAAAAGTCTTCTTCTACGTTCCAATCACTATCCAACAACTGGAATGGATTGTCAAGATTCAACACGCTTGCCAACCTCTCGTGCTCTTGATTGTGCACAAACAACCAGTCATCAAGGTTCTTGGTATCCGCATCTATCAACGGATACTTCTGCACGAGTATTCCTTGGTCAGCAAGAATCTCGTAAAACAACTGGTGCTGTACACCGTTCTCAAACAAGAACCTTCCTAAACCCTCTGTATCCCCAAACTCAACGTAAGACAAATCATCGTTATTGATATGCCTTCCCCCCTCATCGTGTTATCAAGTGAACTAACAAAAGAATAATAGCCCCTGCACCACCTATCAACATACCCTCTAAACGCTTTAGACGAGCATTGACACCACGTATTTCTCTTTCTATGCCTTCATACCTGACAGCACAAATGTCCACGTGTGAGTCAATCTTGTGCTCTACATCTGTTATGCTGACCATGGCAAAGGTGGCGTGACCACAGTTGGGTTAATCTCATTTTCAATCATGCCATCCAACGAAGTCTGGGTTGCGGTTTGGTCAACGCCATTTTCATAAATCCAATTCAATACCTCTGCCTGTGTCAAATTGGCATAAGGAATGTATTGTTCATTAGGGTTGTAAACAATGTTGCAAGTATTGTAAATCCTTGCGGTGTAGGGTACACCATTGTTTGTTTGGTCTGATGTTGCCACGCATTGCCAATGGGCGCAGAACACGCAATCGGGTTGTGGTGTTGTTGGATATGCGTCTAGCGCAGAAATTGTCCATGTGTATGTGTTTGCCATGTTAGATACCTACCTTTTGTTTAAGTGCCGCTATCTCAGCGGATTGGGTTGTGACAAGGGTGTTGAGTTCTTGAATGGCTTTTAACATAGCATACTTTAGATCAGTCTCATAAATAGCCAGTTTGACATTGGGTTTTTCATCAGTACCAATATTCATTGTCCCAACCAACTCAGGTGCTACTGCTTTTACATCTTGTGCAATCACACCAAGGTTTAAATCTGTGTCTGTTTGGTCGTTAAACAAAAATGTTTTGACGGGAATCTGTGTTAACTTTTCTAAATAATTGCCCGCAAGTTGAATGTCTTTTTTCATTGTCTCATCTGACAAATTGACATTGTTTGCAGAGTAATTAGCAATACCACCATTAGAACGAACTGTCATTCTTAATGCAGAATTGTCATTGCAGTAAAGAAACTCATTTCCACTATCGTTGGGAGGTGATGAGCCTGTGTATGTACAATAAAAACCTCGTCTTGCTCCAGTTGATGTGTTAAGAAAAGCTGCAATAAATGATGTAGATGACCCTGTTACATTTATTCTTTCACCATTTCCAGAGGCACTTGTAGTCCCCACTAACAAGTTTTGACTTGTATCTATACGCATTGCTTCCGTAGCAACAGTTTGAAATACAAATGGATGAGATGTACCTGTTCCAATCTTTCCAACACCTGAACCTCCATCTGTTATAAAAGATGAAGTCATTAAAGTGCCACCACCTGTATAAGCACTCATCGTAAACTGAGAATAGTATCCTGCTCCAGTTGACGAAAAACTTGCGTTTGTATATCCAGATGAGTTAACTTGAAATTGACCTGATGGGCTTGTTGTTCCTATACCTAGTGCGCCACCGCTTGTGAGGCGCATCATTTCTGTATTACTACCCGCTTTCCAAGTCATAAAATAACCTGAACTAGAGTTACCAGCATAAGTTTGAAATTCACCAGTTGAGTCATTAACAACAATTCCTGAAGTCAATGATGCTGTGGCTGAATAAAAATTTATACCTGAAAAACTATTGTTGGTAGTTTTGTTAATGTTTAATATTGGTGTTGCTGTTGAACCATTTACAGTTATTCCGCTATAACCTGATACTGCTGTTCCTGTACTGGCGTAATAAGTGAGTTGATTTGCTGTCCCGCTGTTAACTGTTCCACTACCGCTACCACTTGAAGACCATGTGGCCGTTGTTCCATTGGATGTTAAGACATATCCGCTTGTTCCAATAGGCAATCTTGTTGCGCTATTAGTTCCATTACCAATGATTAAATCACCCGTTGTCGTGATGGGTGATAAAGCATTGAATCCTGCGCTTGCCGTAATTTGCCCCGTGCCACCATAGCCAATTCCAATGGCCGTGCCATTCCATGTTCCCGTTGCAATCGTGCCAACACTTGTTAGGCTAGATGTAACAATCGCCGATGGCAATGCCGTGCCCGCAAGATTGGCGGCCGGAAATCCCGTTGTATTTGTCAATGTGCCGCTAGATGGCGTGCCCAATGCGGGCGTGACAAACGTAGGCGATGTGGCCAATGCCACTACTGTGCCCGTGCCCGTGGTTGAATAGGATGTGCCCCAAGCCGAACCAGTACTATTGGGAATACCTGCACCAGGGTAAACTTGTGGTGAAGCGGTAGCATTAATAGTAATTGCAGAAGACCCGTTATAAGTAGTCCCTGAACTAAAAGTAATGTTAGTCCCTGCCGTCAAGTTGGCTAAGTTAGAACCTAAAGAAACACCTGAAATGGTTGAATTGGCTAAATAAGTATTTCCGATAGCCGTACCATTCCAGACACCTGTGGTAATCGTGCCCACTGCCGTCAAACTAGATGTGACTACAGTTGAGTTCAGGGTTGTACCCGTGAGCGTACCTGCTGCTGCCGTCACCGTACCTGACGCACCCAAAGCAATGCTTGTGCCGTTAACCGTGACTGTGTTGTTTGTTAGAGCACTATTGGGTATGTTGCTGAGCGTGTTGTTGCTACCATTGATAGTCTTGTTGGTCAGCGTCTGTGAACCTGTAAGCGTAGCCACAGTGCTATCAATAGCAATGGTGACAGCCGTACCACCGTTGTAAGACGTACCAGACAAGCCCGTAGAAATGGTCAGAGTAGCACTGGCATTGGCGGTAATGGTTGTACTGCCACCCAAAGCCACAGAATTACCATTGATGGTGACACTTGAATTTGCCAAATAAGAGTTGGGAAATGTAGAACCAATACTAGAAATTGTGACGTTGGTGAGAGTCAGATTGCCGACTGAAGAAGTTGTACCACCCAAAGTAACTACTGCATTGCCAAGCGTTGCCGAGCTGTTAGTAAGGTAACTGTTAGGGAATGTACTGCCTACAGAGGTAATGGTGACATTGCCAAGAGATAAATTACTAATGCTAGTAGTGGTATTGCCCAGATAAACATTGGTGTTTCCCAAAGTAATAGGTGTGGCAAAGTCAGCATCCAGATTGGATAGCGGAATAGATGTTGTGGCATTGCCAAAGGTATACGGAACTGTCATTTAGAACCTCACTCTTAATTCATGTTCAAACTCGTAGGTGTTAACAACAAACCCAGCACTGTTGCTAGTTTGCGTTAACCCCAAATACTTGCCGTACTGCTGTGCATCTGTCTTGTACAAGAAGTACCCACTCTGAGTAGTCCAGTCAATGACAACACTGCTGTTGTTAATCCAAGGAATCGTAGCTCCTGACCTGTTTACCCAAATCACACTGTTTGACAATGTGTAAGGTGGACTAGACCCACTCTCAGAATCCACAGTCACTACAAAAGTGGCTGCATTTGCAACTGTTGCCTCAATACCAAATTTTAAGGCTTGTTTTGTTCTAATGCTATCCCCCATAGGGTCTAGAGAAGTCTGTATATAAGATGCTACATTGGCTGTAGGATTGTTATAAAGCCTGTAGAGAACCGTTGTAGCCACGCCATAAAGGTTAATAACGCCACCTACAGGCACAGAGGTCACATAGTTAATGCCATTGCCCTGAGAGGTAATAAACCACTTCTTTTCAAAGAATACAGCTTGGATAAACCTACTGGGTGCTGGTCCTAATGGAAAAGACGAGTTAACGTAGAAGTTAAAAGCAGCGCACAAGATGTTATTGAGGAGCACTTGCCCCCCAGTCACAGGCTGTGTGAAGTCAATATAGGGAAAAATACCGTCTAACGGGTCCGAAATCTTGGATGTTGTACTACCAACTAGGGCATAAATACCATAGTCGTTCATAAAGAGCAAGCTACGGAAATACGGGAATATGGCATAGGTACGCTTAGTACCCACAGACGCTGACACGTTGGTATTAGTGAACAGAGTAGCCCCTGTAGAGGTTACCCTTACATCTGAAAATACGTTGATAGAGTCATCACCAAAGATGTACAAGAAGTTGTTGGCTGAATACATTGCCGTGATGTTGCCGTGCAAGGTTTCATCAGTCAATGTAAGTGAGCCAGCACTCACTGACGTAAAGTCAAACGGGCTTGTGGAAGCTGAATAATAGACTGTACGCCCTTGTGCAATCCAAGTCCTACCTGAGAATGTAGCAACATCCACAATAGGTTGGCTGTTAAGAATGGCTATAGCAGTTGCAGGAGTTGTTGCACTTCCTGTAAACGAAACCACAACATTTGAACTGTTGGTGTAGCCATTGCCAGGGTTGGTCATAATCACTTGAGAGACAGAACCACCTGACAATATAGCTGTACCTGCTGCTTGAGTTGTCCACCCAGAACCATTGCCAATAACAACAGTAGGTGCAGAAGTGTATCCTGCTCCACCACTGGTCACTAAAATAGAGACTGTTCCTGTGGCAAATGTAATTAAAGATGAGATGGCATTGGCATTTGTACCGCCACCCCCAGTAATTGTGACGCTAGGAGGTGAGGTATACCCTGCACCCGCATTGGTAAGGGTAATGCTGTTAACTTGACCTGTAGTCAACACGGCATTTGCAGTAGCTCCACCACTACCAGAAAAACTAACGCTAGGAGGCGTTAAATAACCCGAACCTGGGTTAGTGACAGTCACAGAAGTGACTATGCCCCCCGTTATGCTTGTAACCGCTTGAGCCGTTATTCCACCAGCCGTGGTTGGAGCACTAAAAGAAACAGTTGGCAAAGCCGTGTATCCAGTACCACCAGCGGTTACCGTTACAGACGCTACACCTCCCGAGCCTGTAGTTACCGTTGCTACAGCAGTAGCATTGACACCACCTGCTGGAGCAGCAGCAATAACTACGTTAGGAGCTTCTGTATAACCTGTGCCACCATTGGTAATACCTATAGTACCTACAGAACCAATAGGATTTAAATACGTTCCATCCCAAGCAAACAACCCTTTACTAGGGTCACCAATGATTGCATATTGATTTTTGTACTGGGCATACGTCACGCCAGAATTAGAAAACGTGCCAGTTGTAGCAATGTTTCCAGTAATATTACCCTGTCCTACGTTTGCTCCACTACTGATAATGCTCACATACTCAGCCCTACCATCCGCTTCAAAAGCTATGATGTAATCTGTTAAATTGATGTTGGTAGAGTAAAAAGAAGATACATTGGCGTTGGTAACAATATTGGCACTACTGTTGCTTGCATAGGTTAGATTGTTTTGTGCAGCCGTAATTCTGATATTGCCACTGCCTACAGGCTGAGCATTCTCAAGCCAAGAGAATTCCTCTTTATCAATAGCCGTCCTGTTAGCCTTAGTATTTAAACTTTTAAAGGCTTTAATGATGGCATAGGACTTCTTTTGTTCTGCTGCTGCCATAATTAATACGGGTTAGAGTAAGGGTCTGGAACTCTTCTTGTAAAGGAGCTGTTGAGGGCTGCCTGTACTTGTTGTTTGTATTGTTGTTGGTATATCTCTGCCTCACCATAGCTTTGCTCTTTGTACTTGGCCTTGTAAGCAGCGTAGAAAGCAACTGGTTGGGTGAATGGGTCATTGATAGGGTCTACAACATTGGGCAAGTCTTGCGTCAATGGCAAAGGCAATATCACCGTATCTATTTCCATGAGATAACTCTGGTCAGGTACTGGGCCAATGTATATCTGTTGTTGACCATAGATAGAGAAACACACGGGTCTACCTATGTAATTCTGCCAATATCTTAATTGGGCATTGAAGTTACTAAATGGCAAATATCTTAACGGAATACGTGAATTACCCCAGTAAATAGTGACATTTAGGGTATCTAATATCTGATTTGTAGTGTTTAAAGCAGAGTACGGAATAATCTCACAAGGAGCATAGTACTTGAGATAAGCAGTGCCACTCTGAAAAGGAGCACTAGGTGGAAAGCCACCATTGCCTGTTGGATAGGGAGGAGCAGTTGAATTGAACGTGCCACTGGTTGTGACAAGATAAGTATAGATGTTAGAGAAGACGTACTGACCAGCAGTGACAGCCAGGTTAGCAGCCCAAGGAATGGCAGCAGAACCATCTGCACCTATAGGTGTAGTAGAAACTAGGAGGGTACGTAAGCAACCCGTATCTCTGACAACCCGTTCACGGCCCGAATTAATATCGTCCGTTAACTCCGAGTCGGACCAGAAGACTCCATTGGCATCGTGCAAGAGCCTACGGACTTCCGTGAGATAGGAAGATAAGGTTGCCATTTAGCGTCCATGTTATGCTGCCCTCTGTGAGGATTTTCC